GTTGCTTCACAAAGTTGATCGTGTATTTCAATATATTGTTCTGCTGTATTCGTTCCTAACGAATAATATTGTTCACTCATATTTCTAGCCCTTAGATTAAGTTAGCCCAAGCACCGTTCTCATATCCTTGGAATTTGTTGTCAGTTGTATTGTAAATCATATCGCCATTTTCAGCAGCTAGTGCATCACGTTCTACAGTAGTAAAACTTGCTAGTTTAAACGGACTACTTGATACCTCAACTCTTGTTCCTGCTGCAAGAATAATATCAGTGTCACTTGATATCTCTGGTGTTCCGCTGGCATTAGTAATGATGTTTTCAACTTCGATTGTATCTGCAATAATCTTATTTGTAACTATAAGATTGTTTTCTATAGTAACATCGCTGTTCATAACAACAGCAGGAATAAATGTGATTGCAGCTGAGTCTGCGCTATCTATTGTTCCTGAAATAACTGCGTTAGTTGTTTCGATAGGACCGACAATCTTTCCGGCCGCGCCGTCTATCATAGTACTACTATCATCAGCAAACACACTACCTTTAACATCAAATACAGATCCTGCTTGTATAGCATCTGTAATGCCGTAACCTGCTAGTGTTGTCGGAGTTACACCTAAATCAGTAAAATCTACTACTGTATTGGTAATAGTTATATTACCTTCTGCATCACTTGTTGTAGTAATATTAGTTCCGCCAAGTATACCAATAGTTTCTTGACCGTTAACAACTCTTAATGTACTATCGTCTGCTGTGATATTCCAATGTGAATAGTTGTCAGTACTGCCGCCTCCGCCACTGGATACTTCACGCATGTTTAACCAGTTGCCAGCTTCGTATATTTGGAATCTACTGTTTGTAGTATTATAGATCATCATACCTTCGGCGCCTGTAAGTGCGTCACGTTCGGCTGTTGTAAATGATCCTGTTTGTACAAAACCAGTTGCTTTTACGTTACCTCTTACATCAAGTCTTAAACCTGCTGCTGGAGTATAATCACCGATAGCCATATTACCATTAGTTATGCCTACATAGTTTGTTGGGTTATATGTTGCGCCATCAGATGCTGTACCAATATATAGTCCTGAATGCCAACCAGCAAAAGAAACATATGTTTTTGTACCAGTGTCATCAACTTGATCCCAAGCTAATAGACCAACATTCTGATCAGGCGCTGTACCAGTATCTGTTCTTCTAATTTTTAGATATGACGCTTCACCAGTATTAGACAAAAATGTAGAACTTATTACACCATTTGTTTCGTTGGATATATTTAACAAGGTATCATAAGATACCTTATTAACATCTTTTAAATTTCCGTGTAATGTATTCTCAACACCGTCAATGATTATAGTTGAGTCATTGCCAAACACACTACCTGTCATATCACCTGTGTGATATCCAGTCGTATTACCTGCAACATCGCCTGTTACATTACCTGTTACATCACCTGTTACATCACCTATGAAACTATTAGCGGTTATTATGCCAGTACCTGCACCGCTTGCTGTAATATCCCCTGATATATTAATATCACCATCACCGACAATTTCTTGTCCAGTAATGCTTAAATCGACATCGATACTAATGTTTGCGTCACCGAGCGTTAACACCGATGCTGTAGCATTATCGGTGATACCAGTTAAACTGCCGCCGCCGCTACCACCTTGTAGTACACCTCCGGGTGTACTTCCATCGCCAACGTATAGTTTTTTAGTATCAGTAACATATATTATTTCGCCCTCTGCTGGCGTAATACTTGTCCTGTTTGCTTCTGTTCCGCGTCTTAGCTTTAAAGCCATGTTAAAGTCTCCTAGGTACTGTTTTATATATTTATCATATCTGTGCAGAAACTATTTTTAAAAGGAAAAGGCTACTACAACTTTGTACTAAAAATACAGTTGTAATAGCCTTTTTTTACTTGTTTACTTTAAGAAACCGTGTTGTTCTTTTTTGAATGTCTTTTTTTAAACGTTCAGTATCTAATCTAAAATCAACCTTATCGATTGTTTCATCATATTCTTTAAAAAACTCTTCTAGTATAGAATCAACATCGTCGGTAGATTGTTTGGTTTTTTTGATATCAATTTCCCATTCTTTCCCATCAATAAACCCAACAATGACAGTATTGATATATTCTAATGGAATATAATCCATATCAATATCATTTAGTATTTCTTCCCAATACTCGTCTTTGTTTTTATCCGTCACTGGTTTCAGTTTTCTTTTCTGTCACCTTTGCTTTCTTCTTGATGGTTGGCACCAACTCTTCAGCTTGTGCTCGTAATGCTTTTGCTTCTTTGTATAAGGCATCAGCTTGCGATCTGTATTGTGCAGCTAGTGCATTATCATCGAGCACATCGTCTGCAGAGACTGTAGTTTCGTTAGTATAAACTGCGGTAGGATCAACAGCTGGCTCTGATTGATTACTTGGCTGTGGAGCAGTTTGACCACCGGGTCCTTTAAGTGCAAGATCGTTTACTGTAACACCTTGTTGTTCCGCAATAGTACTGTTTAGTACATTAAGAGCAATAGTAGTATTACCATTTGGAGTCATTTCAATAGCTTGGGTTGGAACTTTTCTTAGTTTTCCAGTTTGTTGAAATCCTGCCAGCATATTGCGTCCATCAGGCAAGTATGCACGAGCCATTGCTTCTGCAAACTCGTATGCTTCTTGCCCAGCAGCAGATTCAACAACTCTAATCAAACTGTCATGTTCGTCTGCACTAAGATTTTCTGTTTGTACAACCAAGCAGTTATCAGGATCGCCTGGAATAACTCGATATGCTACAACTACTTTACGTCTATTGGCAGCAACTCTGCCTACATGTTTAAGCGCCATCTTCATTCTCCTGTGGAGTTTCTGCCATTGCTGCTTCAGCACCTTCTTTTGCTGCTTTGGCTTGTGCTTCTACTTCTTTTAAGAAAGCATCTAGTTTATTATATAACGCACCTACATTAGCCAACTCATTAGCCTTAAATGTACCACGTTCTGTTGCAAGTTCGATAACAGCTCTTGCTAATGCTAAATCTTGAATATTTAATTCATTTGCTTGTGTATTTTCGGTCATATTTTACTCCTTGTATAATTTATTTATAACCAGTGTTTTAGTTGTACTTCAAATGTGGACAAGCCAGCATAAAGAAGCTAAGTTCTTTTGAACTTTCAAATCCAATATAATGTTGCTGTACAAGATTGTTTACTTCATCTAACTGAATAGAGTTACCAAAAAAGTATCTTCCGGATAGATTTTCAGTAATCCAGTCACATATTACTTGATCCAAGTTATATCTACGTGGAATACTTATTGTAGTAAAATGAGGAGGGCAAAAATCTACCCTCCTTATATCTAATACATCGAGAGGATTAGGGTCTTTTAGTTTCAAGCCGCCGCCTCATAATGTGCTGTAACACCAAACGGCGCTTGTAAGTTTTTATCATGGTGTGAGTGAATAACAAATACTGTTTCACAATAATCTTCATCACCCCAGCTATCCCAAGCATATCCATCTGTGAACATAATAAACTTCTTAGGCTGGATGTCATTGTCTTTCATGTAAGTCCAGTTCACCATAAAGTCAGTGCCGCCGCCACCTAATATTTCATAGTCGTATAGGCTTTCACCATTGTCTGCACTAAAGTCTTGCTCGTTATAAACTCTAGTATCAAAACACCATAACTTGATCTTATAGTCTTTGAACTCATCCATAATGCCTTGTATTTCACCTAAGAAATCTGCGGCTTGCGAGTTACCAATACTACCCGACATGTCAATGCAGATACACAGGTCAATAGTATCTTGGAAATCCATACCTGGAAGTATTGCACCAGTGTGCCAACCTTTGCGTGAAGGGCGGCTAAATGTAAAGTCGCTTTTGATAGTACTTTGGATTTGCTGACGAATAAGCTCACGCCAGTTCATCTTAGGCTCTGTAAGATCTTTGATCATACGTGCAACTCCAGCAGGTGTATTACCTGCACCAGCAGTTTGAGCAGCATTGATCATAGCTTCTTTTACTTCGTCTCGGATCTGATCCATTTCGTCTTTACTGTACTTGGGACGACCTTTGCTGCCTTTTCCATCTTTGCCGTTATCACCATCTTCACCATCTTCACCTTCTAGGTCCAAATGTTCATCTAACATTTCGCCAAGTTGTTTGAGATACTCTTCGCCGTTCTTTTTAGCTTCTTCAAACAACTCGTCATAGACTTCTTCACTAGTCCATCCTTCGTATTTAAAGTCTTGATAACAATCTACGATACTAGGTTTGACACCAATACGATCACGTACAAGTAGATTGTTTACAATGTAGTCTGCGGCAATGTTATACAACATAGGATTGCGTTCATCACGTCGACCCAAGTGATCAAATACGCAATGCAAAATCTCATGTGCAATAACAAACTCAATTTCTTTGTTATTCATAGCATTAAAGAATTGCGTATTAAAGTATAAGTTTCTGCCATCTACAGCAGCAGTACCTAGCCATTCATCTGCTGCCTGAATACGTAAACGTGTAGCCATGTTACCAAAGAACGGATGATGTAGTAGCAACCCTATTCGTGCAATAATAATGCGATCAAGTACTTCTACACGCATTTCTTCCAGCTCTTCTGGAGTAATATCTGGATTTGGTTCCCAGTTTTTAAGTTTAGTTTGTGTATCTTTAGTAGCCATGTCTCACCTCTTGTAAGCGTTATACAGTTAATATAACATATTTACTATTAATGTCAACCTTTAAATAGAATAATGGGCAGCCGAAACTGCCCATTATGTACCAACTTAAACTTGTTGCGCTGCCTTAATATACTTACCATAGCGATTGTGGAACTCATCAAAGCATTCCACTTCGTCTGGATCGATAGGAAGTGCATATTGTGTGAGAGCAAGTTTAATACCCATAACAACCAGCTCGGTGTCAAAGTTATCCATTGCAAAGCGCAGGAAGTTGTTGACTTTTTCATCAAACTTTTTGTCATTTTTATCAGATGCTTCTTTAAGTTCGTAGCAGAGTGAAACTGTTAAGGAATACATGGCACTGATTTCTTTAGTTTTTAGCTCTTTTACTTTACCTGCTAGAATATCTGTTGGGTTTGGCATACTTGAGGCAACCTTACGGTGTGCCATAAACTTGACAGCAAGACCTTCACCTACTGTACCTGCAACCAAGTCAGTAGTTGTATTGTCGTCAATTTCGTCTTCGATTAGTTCACTAACAAAAGACCAACTACGTGGTGTTGCAAACGAACGGCTTGCTGACTTTGGATCAAAATCATACAAGTCTTTCTTTGCAAAAGTCAAATAACCTACAACGTCTGTGTGCTGATTGTTGGCAACAGCCCACTCAAACCAGTCATCAAAGTTGACAGCAAGTTCCAAGTGTACAAAGCGGTTAGCCAACGGAGCAGGCATACGATATGTAACACCTTTATCGCTTTCACGGTTACCTGCCGCAACAATAATAACATTGTCTGGTAGTTTATAAGTACCTACACGACGATTCAAAATCAACTGATACGCAGCCGCTTGTACAGCAGGTGCCGCAGAGTTCATCTCGTCTAAGAATAATGTGATATGGTCATATTGTGCTGCCATTTTTTCATCTGGCAGTTCACTTGGTGCACCCCATGCCATTTTAACATTATTACTGTCAAAGTATGGAATACCCTTAATATCAGTTGGATCCCAAAGACTCAACCGAATATCAATAAGATGCGAGTTAGAAAAACTTGCAGTAATCTGTTCTACAATATCGGATTTACCAATACCTGGAGGTCCCCAAAGAAAAACAGGACGCTTCTTTTGCATTGCATGACGAAGAGCGTTTTTTGCTTTATTTGGAGAAACGGTGCGAATTACGTCTGACATTTTATATTCCTTTTAGATTTGTGTTCAGTGCCTATACATTAATATAACAAACGTTGTTGTAGATGTCAACCTCAATATGCATCTTTGTATGTTACAATAGCGGCAATTTCTTTGATAAGTTTTTTGCCATAATCTGTAAACAAGATGCCTTGCTGCCAAACAAAATGTTCAACATCTTGAATGTGGTAGAAAGTTTCTTGTCCTACAATCCATTTAAGTGCAGTAGTTCGGTTGCCAGCGCCGATTGCAATAACATCTTGCACACGGTCTTCAAACTTGGCAACATCTGCTGCCTCTTGAACTTTTTCTTCTGCCCAAGCCTGTTCCATGTCACGGCACATTATATCCCAGCACTCTTGCTTCTCTGCAGGTGCATATGTAGACCAGTCATCAAAGAAACGCTGCGATGGACGGAAGCCATAAGCGTCTTTGTGTAGATCTGAAATAACATCGTTACTGTATGTAAACATTGTAAAGCCCTCTTTGCGTTGTTTATATACTTAATATAACACAAAAAACACAAGTGTCAACCGTTTTTTGAACGATTCATTGCTTTTGTTAATCCGTATTTACGTAAGTCGCCACTAAACAGTCCTAGCTCTATTGCTTTGCGTTCATCTGTAACCGTTATACTTCGATTTGTAAGATAGTAAGGGCAAGTTATAAACTTATCAAGATGTATTATAATCTGTGTGGTTAGTGGAATATCTCTTGGATATGGAATATCGTATGTGGTAATACCAATTTGATTAATAACATCAAATCCTTCTTCAGTAAGTCTTAAACCGCCGTTGCCTTTGGTTCGTGTGTTTTGCCACCACAATGGCATATATTCTTTTACATTTATATCATTGTAACTTTTATTAAGCTCTTTTAAAAAAAGTTTAGTATAAGTAACTTTATCAGTCAAACAACTTCTCACCTTCGGATAACATATAAACCGAAAAGTCATTGCAGTTAAACATAGTGTTTAGTTTTTTAGCTAGATTATGAGCATGTCCTGGATTTGAAAAACTAGTTTTTTTATATTTAGGCCCTGGATAGTTAGTTAACGCATTTGAACTTTTTAAGTTAAATGGTTTATCTTGATAGAACACAGCCCAAATAGCTTCTGCATCTAAAATCTGTTCACATTTATAGGTAACTTTATTTGTGTATTCAAGTCTAACGACTGGCTTAGGTCTACTCATAATGCGTTTCCTTTATTAACTACGCATATATTTATCTTTTTACCAAGCTCCAGAGTCCATATTTACTTCAATGATTTGATCTTCATTGAGCTTTTCAAGTTTACTATCAATGATTTTTTCTAAATCTCCATGTAACCTTGCCATAACTTCGCCTAATGTAAGTGCTAATATTTTTGCTTGATTTATATCAAGTCTTATTTCTCTTGCTTTACTTTGTTCAGCAGCTTTCACCATTTGGATCAGCTGCTGTATTGGCATTGTATTAATTGGATCTGTTGACATTGCTTAGTGCTGCTTTCATTTCTAACTCAGTCTTGTATGGACCTAGATATTCATTACGTTCAATAGTAATTAGCTTTGGACAGTAACTTTTAAGCCAGTTAACATTAAACTTAACAAGATAATATCCAGCACAATATACACTTTTAGATTTTTCACTTTTAGTAAACAATGGCAGTTTATGTTTAATATCATACATGCTGTTGTAAGGAGTTGTACGGGTTGGATATCCGTGTACTTCTCTGTTTGAATTTTTAGTTTCATTTTTAATATTTGCAACTAAAAAGTTTTTTCCAAATGTCTTTTTTAACTGATTTTCACTTCGATAAAACTTAACAGAACCTTTTTGACTAACAACAAATCCTTCATCGTTTTTTGAAAGAGTACCGACTCGTAATCCTTCTTCTTCAACAATCCAAAACTTATCTTTTAGTACAGGTTTAGCTTTCATAGTCATTGTGGGTATCTCGCTTGTAATGGATCTGCATAACTTGCTGCTTGGTCTGCAATACGTTGCATATCCCATTTAGCACAAAACTTCATAAGACGCATGCCAACTTGTGTAATGTCTTTAGGTTTAACTTCTGCAACAGTGTTATCTATTTCTTGTCTAATATGTTCGGGCTGCGCAGTTAAATCGCACAATGTAACATTGCGTGTATAATCATCGAGTACACGATGTTCTACGCCTTCATGATCAGTCCAGCGTTGCAACATCATATTATTCCAACTAAAGCCTTTTGTAGTTTTGTCTTCAAATGCTTCAACTAGTCCAACTTTGTTCTTTGTACCTTTTTTTCTAACACCTGGATAGGCACTAAACACATTGTCACTAGTATCTCCACGCATACATTTTTCGAACAACATGAATTCAGGGTGTGGAGCAGGCTTAGGTTCTCCTGTCTTCTTATCGCACACGGGCTTGCCTTTGTCATCAAAATATCCTTCTACTGTAATAGTAGTATTACTTACCCCATTGTACTGACGTAC